GGTGGTATGGCTAAGAAGGGTTTTAAGCACGGTGGTTTAGCGTGTGGTGCATCTAATCCAGCAAAGAACCCTATTAGGCGTGGTAAATCATAATGGCTAAGTACTACGATAAGTATAAGAAGCAGCTTAATGCTGCAGGTTACATTATTGATGGTGATGGCATGGTGTGGGATGCTAATGGCAATCAAGCTGCAGGTGAGGATCGTTTTGGTAACGTGCAAAGTAAAGACCCTAACGTTACTCAGATCTGTATGGATGCAGAGTCATCAGGTGTATTTAACAAAGTAAAGAAGGCTATTAAGCCAAAAACTAAGAAAGAAGCTTAATGTCTTTTGTGAATCAAGGTAAGCCAGCACGTATTAAGTCTGTTTATGGGCATAATACAGGTACGACTACAGAGAATGTCTATACATGTCCTGCAAACTGTACTGCTGAGATTACTTTTATTCATGTAGTTAATGGTGGTGGTTCTACTAATACAGTAGAAGTAGGTTGGTATGTAGCAGCAGCTAACTATGTTTCTAAATTTTTAAGTGCTAAATCTCTAGGTGGGGGTGATTACATAAGCTTCAATCAGATAGATTTAGTACTACAACCTAATGATCAAATAAGAGTTACCCCTACAGGTTCTGGGCATATAGATACGATATTAACAGTTACAGAAACCTTTGTGCCTGTAGGGTAACGGGTATGCACATTATGTATCTACTATAGCGCTAAGATATAAGTATAACTATCTCCGCACGTAACATAAGGAGATAGTGCAATGTTTAAGAATTTACTGACACGTATTCAAAATCACCAGCAGCGTAGAGCAGACTACTGGGTTTTAAAGAATATGTCTAATAAAGAGCTACACGATATAGGTATTTCTCGTGGTGAGATATACAACCGTGTATACGGTGAGTATAAGTGAGGTTAAGAAACAGCATTCCTGTTATTCTTAGCCTTACAGTTTTTACTCACGTATCATCTGGTGATACAGATAGGCAGACAGGTTCTGGTCTTAACAGAGGCTTAAATAAAAATAAAGCTTGCTTTTGTAGTAAAACTTCATAAAACTATAAGGCAAGCCTATCTATAAAGGACAACTTCATATGGCAAGAAACCTCACAGAAAACCAACAAAAGTTTCTAGAAGTACTCTTCGATGATGCTGGTGGTGATGTTGTGCTTGCCAAGAAGTTGGCAGGTTATAGTAACGGCACACCGACTCGCATTATAGTGGAGGCACTTAAAGATGAAATTGGAGAAGCTACAAGATCTTATTTCGCCCGTACAGCGCCTAAAGCTGCAATGGCTATGGTACAGGCTTTGTCTGACCCTACAGAGCTTGGGATAAAAGATAAGATGAGTGCCGCTAAAGACTTGCTTGATCGGGCTGGACTTGGTAAAGTAGATAAAGTTGATGTTACCTCAACAGGTGGCGTCTTTTATCTACCACCAAAAGAAGGTAATAACGAATAGTAAGACCGAAGCACATAAGCAGAGACTTAGAGTATTGGGAGCTACCTAAACCAAAACGCGGTAAAGAGAGAGAGTGGCACGTTATAGCCAAGCTAACTAAGAAGCCGCCTTTTGGTTATTCAATACACCCTGACAATGAAAATTTGTTACAGCCTATACCGCTTGAGTTAGAAGCCTTAGAGCTTGCAAAGCGGCATCTTCAACAGTATAGTTACAGAGATGTAGCTAATTGGCTCACAAAACAAACTGGACGTAGCATATCACATGCAGGTCTTAGACAGAGAATAGATATTGAGCGAAGACGTAAAAAAGCTGCTACAATTAAACGGAACCTTGCCAAGCGGCTCGAAACGGCGTTATCCGAAATCGAGAGGCTCGAAAAAGGCTGTATCGGAGCGTACTCAGAAGAGTGATAATATAGTTATCGCCCCGAAAGAGACTGTACCTGCACAAGTAGCACCTGCAGAGTTTGACGTTGAGGCGGCACAGGACGTAGTGTTCAAGCCTAATCCCGGCCCTCAGACAGACTTTCTAAGCGCATCTGAACGTGAGGTACTATACGGCGGTGCAGCAGGTGGTGGTAAGAGTTACGCAATGCTTGCTGACCCTTTACATGGTTTAAATGATCCAAACTTTAGTGGGTTACTTGTACGACATACTACGGAGGAATTACGTGAGCTTATTCAAAAAAGCCAAGAGCTTTATCCTAAAGCTGTTCCGGGCATTAAGTGGTCTGAGCGTAAAAGTCAGTGGACTACTCCGAAAGGCGGTAGGCTCTGGATGTCGTATCTTGATAAAGATATGGACGTTACTCGTTACCAAGGTCAAGCGTTTAACTGGATCGGATTCGACGAGCTAACTCAGTGGCCTACCCCTTATGCGTTTGATTATATGCGAAGTCGCTTGAGGTCTGCCCATAGTACAGACTTAGGCTTGTACATTCGTGCTACTACAAACCCAGGTGGCAGCGGGCACTCTTGGGTTAAAAAGATGTTTATTGACCCTGCACCATCTAATAAACCTTTCTGGGCAACTAACATAGAAACAGGGGATACTATTACATTCCCTAAAGGTCACAGCAAAGAGGGTCAACCTCTGTTTAAGCGTAGGTTTATACCTGCTAGTCTGTTTGACAACCCATACCTAGCCGATACTGGTGACTACGAAGCTATGCTTTTGTCTTTACCAGAGCATCAAAGAAAACAACTGTTAGAGGGTAATTGGGATGTCAATGAAGGAGCAGCTTTCCCCGAGTTTAATAGATCCATTCATGTCATTGACCCTTTTGAAATCCCAGACAACTGGGTTAAGTTTAGAGCTTGCGACTACGGCTACGGTAGTTATACAGGAGTTTTATGGTTTACTGTCGCTCCCGACGAACAGCTTATCGTCTACAGGGAGCTTTATTGTTCTAAAGTTACAGCTTCTGATTTAGCTGATATGATACTGGAAGCGGAAGCTAATGATGGTGGTATGCGATATGGTGTTCTGGATTCTAGTTTATGGCATAACCGTGGTGATACTGGGCCATCACTGGCTGAACAGATGAACATGAAGGGTTGCCGTTGGCGTCCTTCTGATAGATCCAGAGGCTCTCGTGTAGCTGGTAAGAACGAAATACATAGGCGTCTGCAGGTAGATGAGTTTACTGAGAAACCAAGACTTGCTTTTATGAGTAACTGTATTAACACCTTATCCCAAATACCTATTATTCCTCTAGATAAAAAGAACCCAGAGGATGTAGACACTAAAGCAGAAGACCACCTATATGATGCCCTACGCTATGGCGTTATGACAAGACCCCGTAGTAGAAGTATATGGGATTTCACGCCTGACAAACCAAATCAGGGCTTTCAAGCACAAGACACAACATTTGGATACTAAAACATGGCAGATATTGACGAAGTAACCTTTGATACAGATGAAGTTGTAGCTGCAGAGGACGCAGAGGATAGCATCTTTGAAGCTAAATCTAGTATTGTATCCTTTGTTGATGAACGTTTTAGCAGGGCAGAAGATGCTCGCAGAAGTGACGAAGATAGATGGTTACGTGCTTACCGCAACTATCGTGGTTTGTATGGGCCTGACGTAAAGTTTACAGACACAGAAAAGTCTCGTGTATTTGTTAAAGTCACGAAGACTAAGACCTTAGCTGCATATGGGCAGATTGTTGACGTTTTGTTTGGTAACAATAAGTTTCCTATGTCAGTAGACCCATCTATTTTACCAGATGGCGTTGCTGAATCAGTGCACATCAACATTGACCCTAATGCCGCAGCAGCAGGTGAAGCACTCAAAAGTGTAACACAAGACAAGCCTTCACGGCCCTACTTACTTGACGGTACTGAGAAGTTAAAACCCGGAGAGACGTTAGCAGATCTAAAACAACGTTTAGGGCCACTTAGCGACAAGTTAGCATCCGTATCAGAAAAGGTTGTCGAAGGTGATGGCACAACGCCTACCACCGTTACATTTCACCCTGCTATGGTTGCAGCTAAACGAATGGAAAAGAAGATACATGACCAGCTAAATGAGTCTGGCGCTTCTTTGCATTTACGCTCTATGGCATTTGAGATGGCTCTACTTGGTATGGGTGTTATGAAAGGCCCATTTGCTGTAGATAAAGAGTACCCTAACTGGAATGATCAAGGTGAGTATGATCCTCTTATAAAGACTGTACCTGAGTGCAACCACGTAAGTGTCTGGAATTTCTACCCTGACCCAGAAGCTACATCTATGGATGATGCTGAGTACACTATTGAGCGTCACAAGATGTCACGTACACAGCTACGCTCCCTCAAGACACGCCCATACTTTATGGATGATGCTATTGATATGGCAGTAGCTAAAGGCCCAGACTATGTGCAGAAGCACTGGGAAATGACTATGGAAGACAATCAGGTTCATGCTGAGTCTGAGCGTTGGGAAGTGTTAGAGTTTTGGGGCTTTGTAGACACTGCTATTTTAGAAGAGCACGGTATTAAGATACCTACTTCTATGAAAGACTTAGATGAAGTAAGTGCTAACGTATGGATCTGTAATGGTGAAGTACTGCGTATGGTACTAAACCCGTTCAAGCCATCACGTATACCTTACTATGCTACCCCATATGAGCATAACCCCTACAGCTTTTTTGGTGTAGGTATTGCAGAGAATATGGATGATACTCAAACGCTTATGAATGGCTTTATGCGTATGGCTATTGATAACGCTGCATTGAGTGGAAACTTGATCATTGAAGTTGACGAAACAAACATGGTTCCGGGCCAAGATTTATCTGTGTACCCTGGAAAAGTGTTTAGGCGTCAGGGGGGTGCAATGGGGCAGAGCATCTTTGGCACCAAGTTTCCTAATGTAGCACAAGAAAACATGCAACTATTTGATAAGGCTAGAGTTTTAGCAGATGAAAGCACTGGTTTCCCTTCTTTTGCTCACGGTCAGACAGGCGTATCTGGAGTGGGTCGTACTGCTTCTGGTATTAGTATGCTTATGTCTGCTGCCAACGGCTCTATCCGTACTGTAGTAAAGAACGTGGATGACTACTTGATTCGCCCTCTAGGTAAGGCATTCTTTGCATTCAACATGCAGTTTGACTTTGATGAGACAATAAAGGGTGATCTAGAGGTACGTGCGTCTGGTACAGAAAGCTTGATGGCTAACGAAGTACGGTCACAGCGTTTGATGCAATTCTTACAGGTTGCACAGAATCCAGTACTGGCACCTTTTGCTAAGATGGACTACATAATTCGTGAGATTGCTAAGTCTATGGATCTTGACCCAGACAAGGTTACTAACTCCATGCAGGATGCGGCTATTCAAGCTGAGATCTTGAAGGGCTTTCAGCAGCCAGCACAGCCCCCTGCAGGGCCAGAAGGTGTTGCAGCACCAGAGGGTGCTCCACCTCAAGGACAAGGCCCACAGGGCGTAGCTGATACGTCTGGTGGCGGTGGTTCACAGATGGGTATAGGAACAGCCCCTACACCAGATGAACAAGGGTTTACTGGTAATGTCGCTTAAACAGTTTGTAAATAACAAGCAAGCTATCGAAGAATTTTATGCACACATAGATGATCTAGTCACTATACAGCATAGAATCATCGAAAATGCGGATACACCTGTAGAGGTACACAGAGCACAGGGTGCCATTAGTGTGCTTAGACGATTAAAGCTACTCAGGGAGACAGTCAATGGATTTAGTAAGTAAGCAGACTGATGAGGCATTAGGCTGGGCAGCAGAGGCTGCTAAAGCTGTTGAAGATGCCCCACAAGTCAATACTGACTTATCCTTTAGAGACGCTGCTACTTTTATTGCATCAGCTACACCTGTAATTGGTGATGCTATGGCAGCTAAAGAAGTATATGATGAATTAAACAAAGAAGATCCTAATTACTTTCTCGCGGGTGCACTAGGCGGGGCTGCTCTTGTAGGGCTTGTTCCGGGATTGGGTGATGCTGCAGCTAATGCGATAAGGGCTGGTGCTAAAAAGGCTGCAGAGACTGTAAAGCGTGTTGAGGTTGATCCTAATGCACTTGGCAGTATGGGTGGTAATATTAGGTTAAAGGGTGAGGTCGGAACAGGCATACCAAAAGTAAACATGATTGCAGATACCCCTGCAGGATTAGATAATAAAACAGTAACGCAGTCTGCTGTTGATCTTATGAACGAACCTGCTTTTGGAGAAGGTTTTGCTGAAAAGTTACAGAAAGTTGCTGCTGAGAATAGTATTGCTGCAGGAGATAAAACTTTTTCGCCAATGCAAGTTTATACTGAATTAAAAGACAGAGTAGGTAGTGACGATTTTACAGTAGTACCCTCAAAGCCTAGACCCCTTACTTTAGACGCTACATCTGACGCTGTAGATGATTTAGGTTTTTCCGAAAAAGACCTAGCTGATTGGAAGGTAGAAAACTACGCAAAAGATAAGTTTAGAATACCGCCAGACGATGAAATGGCTGCTGCAGCTACCAATCTTCGTGAGGGTAAAATAACATCAGAAGAGTTTAGAAAGCTATCAGATGAGAGGCAACCTATCAAGCCTATTACGGAGATGCCAAAGTTTCCAACAAAAGAAGAGGTTGTAAAGTCTTTACACGCTACAGACCCAAGGAAAACAAAGAAGGGTGTTTTAGGAGTAAATAAGAGTATTAAAGATGGTACACCTATTTCTTCTAGGTTAGATATACCTGCTTATAATAATTCAGACACTTGGGTTGTATCTTTACATGATGGCTCTGTAAAAGATGGTAAAACCGTAGGTTATGGACAGTCTGCTGTGCTTAATAATGTAAGCTTCACCTCTAACCCCTTAGCAGCTTCAAAGATTGCTACAGGTTCAGCAAAAACTACTATTGCTAGAATGCAGGGTGAGTGGCAGAATATGGACCCAGAAGAGGTTTATAAAACAGTAGAAAATCTGTTTGATGATCCTGAGTGGGTACAGGTAGGTATGAATCCTTATAGAGCTTCATACTTCTATGATAAAGCTGATGGTATGCCTGTTGTTTCTGCTGAGCAAGTAATGCAAGTAGGCCCATTAGTATTTGCTAAAAAGGCAAAAAAGACAACACCTGACGATCCTCAATTTGAGTTTGAGAATAAAGTCACAGGTGTTAAAGCGAATTTTAACGAAGGTGGAATGGCTATGGAAGAACAGACTCAAATGGCCTTTGCGCTTGGTGGATCAGTAGAAGATGTAGATCCTGTATCAGGTAATGAAGTACCTACAGGTTCACTACCCGAAGAGGTACGTGATGATATTCCTGCACAGCTAAGTGAAGGCGAGTATGTTGTACCTGCTGACGTTGTACGCTTTTATGGTGTTAAATTCTTTGAGGATCTCCGTACACAAGCCAAAGAAGGCTTTGCTGATATGGAAGCCAATGGTCGTATCGGTGGTGAGCCAATACCACCAGAGGGCATGGAAATGGTTGAGCCAGAGGATGAAGACTTCCCGTTTGACATCTCTGAGCTACAGACAGTCGCAGAAGATCAGCCTATGGTAAATATGAAGGATGGAGGGTACTTAAAAGGCTACAATGAGGGTGGAGACGTAACTACACCTGCTATACCTGACGTTTCTTCTATATTTGAAACAAACTTTATGGCTGACAATATCGAGTATAGAGAATATCGTGACCCAAAAACAGGGGCGGCATTTTCCTTGCGCTTTGTTGATGGAAAACCAGATGCAGCAGCCCAAGCTATGATTGACGCAGGGTATACTACATCTGACAGTTACAACCCTTCCCCAGAGATAACTGTGCAAAACCCTGAAACAGGTGAGTCCACTAACATCAGAGCAAATGAAGAGCAAAATAAAGCCAGTCGAGAGTTAGAGAACGTTAATAAAGCAGCAAAACAATTTGAAGACTATGAAGATGTAGAGCTTTTTGAGTTAGCTACTAATTTAGGTAGCCCAAAGATAAACAAAGCTTTTGCTGGTCTTAGTACTTTTGCTGGTCCTGTAGGACTTATAGCACAAATAGGTAAACGTGCCACAGGTTTTGCAGTAGCTAGAGAGCTAGAAAAACGCTACAGAGCAACAGATGATGATGCACAAAAAGCTAAGATACAAAAGCTATTTGATGGTGTAACTAGACGCGGAAAAGATGAAGGTCAGGGTATTCTAGGCGGTGGCGGTGTATTAGGCGGCGGCGGTATTCTTAATGACATGAATAATGATGGCGTAGTTAATTTCTTAGATACATGGGCAGGAGATCAGATTGATGATAGCTATGAAGGGCCATCATTAAGTGATAGCTTTCATGGTGCAAGACGTACAGGTGGCACAGGAACGAAGGCAAAGAAAAGTTTAGTTGATCATAAACCTGCTAAAGCAACGACTGCAAGTGGTAGCAAACAAGATGATAGATCTTCTTTTGCAGAAAGGCTTGCTAAAGAGGGTAAAGCAACTAGAAAAGGTAGTACTGCACCTAAGACATCTATTAGGCCTTCTAGGCGTCCATCAGGCGGCACTGCACAAGACAATAATCCTAACAAAAGAGCCGAAGGCGGCTTAATGAAGAAGAAAAAGAAGTAATAAATAAACGACAATAAATAACTATAAGGCTACCCAGCTTAGGCTGGCCCCAACATAAAGGAGTAAGAAATGTCGGAAGCCCAAACTATTGCAGTTGAATCTGCATCACACATGCGTAATATGTCTCGTGTACAGAGAGATGAACAGGAGTTAGCTCAGCTTTTAAAAGATGCTGGCATAAAACAGGACGATGAAGAGCAAGAAGCCTCAACAGAAGAAGCTACTCAAGAGGAACCCAGTAGCTCAGAGTCTGTCGAACCCGAAGTACAGACAAAAAGTGATACCAAACAAGAAGAAGCCTCAGAGGAAGCAGAAGCACCCGCAAAGGATGATGCTGATCTGAGTGCAGAAGAGAAGAGCTTTAAGAAGCGATACTCTGATATCCGTAAGTACATGCAAGAGAAAGATGCAGAGTATAAAGCGGAGTTAGACAAGTTAAAAGGTCAACTAGACTTAGCTGCTAAGAATGAGCTTGTACTACCTAAGTCAGAAGAAGAGATTGATGCTTGGACTAAGAAGTACCCTGACGTAGCTGGTATCATTGAAGCTATTGCGGATAAGAAGGCTAATGAACGTGCTTCTGATCTAGATAGTCGCTTACAAGAAATAGAAAGTATGCGTACTCAAGCCAAGAAAGAAAAGGCAGAGGTAGAGCTACTTAACATACACCCTGACTTCGCACAGATCCGCGAAGATGATGCATTCCATACATGGGCAGAAGAACAGCCTAAATGGGTACAGGATGCTTTGTATGAGAACACCGATGATGCTAAATCAGTAGCTCGTGTATTAGATCTATACAAGGTAGATAAAGGCATCAAGACAATGAAGCAGTCTAGCAGTGATAAGAATGCTGCTTCTTCTGTAAAAGCTAAGAAGGTATCTACACCTAACCCAGACGATTCATCTAACTATATTAGTGAGTCTATGGTAGCTAAAATGTCTATCAAAGAATACGAGAAGCGCATGGAAGAGATCTTAGATGCTCAGCGCTCTGGTAAATTTATTTATGATATGTCAAAGAAGTAGTTGACATTAACATTATCATAGATAAAACTATAGCATATACACATATATTAAAGTGTGTGTATGCTTTATAAAAAGCACAATCGCCACAAATATAAGACTCACCCTGACGTATAGGCCCAGCGCTTACAGAGAGGCATCTCTAAAGCAAAGCTGACTACCCTATTACAGAAGGCCTCTTTCAAGTGGGTATAGTGTTACTATCAACGCCATATCATTGAAAGGAAACCATTATGGCTATTACATCCGCATCAGGTGGATTTAACGGAAACTTCTCTCCGATTATCTACTCAAAACAGGCACAGATTGCTCTACGGCGCTCTGCTGTCACTAACGCAATTACCAACAACTCATATTTTGGTGAGATTGCAAACCAAGGCGACACTGTTCGCATCCAAAAAGAGCCAGACGTAACCGTCAACGCTCTGCAACGTCATACAAACATCTCTGTTGAGAAGCTTGATGACTCTGACTTTTCATTGACCATCGACAAAGCAAACTACTTTGCCTTCAAGATGGATGACATTGAAGAGCAATTCGCCAATGTAGACTTTGTTCGTTTAGCATCTGATCGTGCAGCTTATAAAATGGCTGACTCAATGGATACAGACGTACTGTCATACATGTCAGGTTTCACCTCTGCAGGTGCGTTGATTACATCTACTTCTGGTGATGCACAGCACCCAACAGCCAACCAGCTTGACGGTGAATTTTTGAAAGTGAATCACTTGGACGCTACTGACTTTGGCTCATTAGGTTCTGCTGACTCAGCTTCAACAGCCTATGCAACTGGTGACTCAATTCCATTGGCCCCACGTTTGCCCGGTGCAACTGCCTTGTCAACCGCAACTGTCTCACCTTTGACAGTGATTGCGCGTATGGCTCGTCAGATGGACACAGCTAACGTTGAGTCACGAGGAAGATGGCTGGTTGTTGACCCGGTGTTCGTAGAGATGCTCAAAGACGAAGACAGTCGCATGTTGAACGCCGATTACGGTGGTGCTGGCTTGCAAAACGGTCTTGTGTTGAACAACTTGCACGGCTTCCGTGTATATGTTTCAAACGCATTACCTGCTAAGGGTACTGGCGCTGGCACTTCTGGTGCTTTGGCTCAAGACGCCAACTTTGGTGTTATCTTGGGTGGTCAGGATGATGCTGTTGCTTCTGCTGAGCAGATCAACAACGTGGAAAACTATCGTGATCCAGATTCATTCGCTGACATCGTGCGCGGTATGCACCTTTACGGTCGCAAAATTCTTCGCCCACAAGCGTTGGTCACAGCAGCATACAACGCTGCTTAATTGATGTTATACTTAGGGGCTGGCTACATGCTGGCCCCTTTGTGCTTATTATAAGGGATACCCTCAATGGCTATTACTACAGCAATGTGCAACACGTTTAAGCAAGAGCTACTTGGCGGTGTTCACGATCTTGATACTCACACACTAAAATTGGCTCTAATTAAAGCTTCACCATCAGGTACGTATGGTGCAGCTACTACTAACTACTCAAATGTTACTGGTAACTCAGATGAAGCATCAGGAACAAACTACTCTGCAGGTGGTCAATCACTGAATGGAGCATCCATTACTTTAGCAGGTACTACTGCTATTGTTGACTTTACTGACGAAGTGTTTTCAAATGTTACTGTTTCTGTAGATGGTTGTATAATCTACAATTCTTCACAGTCTAACAAAGCAATAGCAGTTATTGACTTTGGTGGTACAGTAAGTGCAACAGCAGGTGACTTGACTATTCAGTTTCCTGCAGCAGGTGCGTCTACAGCAGTAATTCGTATTGCATAAAATACTTTAAGGATACCTATCCATGACAATTAAGTTTGCAAATCGTGTAAAAGTAAATACGTCTACTACAGGAACGGGTACTATTACCCTTGGTTCTGCAGTAGGAGGGTTTCAAACTTTTGCTCAAGGTGGTATCCTTAATGGTAACTCAGTACGCTACACAATTATTAATGGTAACAACTGGGAAGTAGGCACAGGAGTCTACACTCATAGCGGAACCACTATGTCAAGATCCTATGAGGAAAGCTCTACAGGGTCTTTACTTAATTTAGCAGGTGAATCAGAAGTATTTATTACTACGTCTGCTACTGATATTGAAAACTTAGGTAATCGCTCTATTGATTACTTTTACTTTACTGCTACATCTGGTCAAACAGCATTTACAGGTAATGATGACAATAGCAATCAACTAGCATTTTTTGAAGATAACGTATTAGTATTTCTTAACGGTATTGTCTTAGAAGGTGGTGGTACAGACTATAGTGTTTCAGGTGGAAATACTGTTACTCTAAGTACAGGTGCTACTGTTTCAGATGAGTTAAATATTGTAGCGTTTAAGTCCTTTACTGTAGCTGATGCTGTACCTAAATCTACTGGTGGGCAGTTTGATGCTAATGTAGACTTTGCTGCAGGTATTGACGTTACAGGTAACATTACTGTTACTGGTACTGTAGATGGAAGAGATGTAGCTGCAGACGGTACTAAGCTAGATGGTATAGAAGCATCTGCTACGGCAGATCAGACAGGCGCAGAAATAAAAACTTTGTATGAAGCAGAAGCTAATGCTTACACAGATGCTAAAGATACTAAACTGTCAGGTATTGAAACAGGTGCCACAGCAGACCAGACTGCGGCTGAGATACGCACTCTTGTAGAGTCTGCTACAGACAGTAACGTCTTCACTGACGCTGATCATACTAAGCTTAACGCTATTGAAGCAGGAGCAACTGGCGATCAAACTAACGCTGAAATCAGGGCGGCGGTAGAAGCCGCTACTGACAGTAATGTGTTTACAGATGCAGACCATACAAAGCTGAATGGTATTGAAGCTAGTGCAGATGTAACAGATACTACTAATGTAACTGCTGCTGGTGCCTTAATGGATAGCGAGGTTACTAACCTAGCACAAGTTAAAGCATTTAATAGCTCCGACTACGCTACAGCCGCACAGGGTACTACTGCTGATGCCGCACTGCCTAAAGCTGGCGGCACTATGACGGGTAATATTAATTTAGGAGACAACGACAAAGCCATCTTTGGTGCTGGGTCTGACCTACAGATTTGGCACGATGGGTCTACTAGCTATATTAGAGACAGTGGCACTGGTGATTTACAAATAAGAGCCTCAAACTTACTTTTAACAGATGTTGACGGAACAATTATGTTTGATGGACGAGACAATGGTGCAGTGTCTTTATATCACAACGGCTCTGAAAAACTCGCCACCACCAGCACAGGCATACAGGTCACAGGTAATATTGCAGCAAGCGGAACCGTCGATGGTCGTGACGTTGCAGCGGATGGCACGAAGCTGGATGGTATTGAGGCTTCTGCTAATGTTACGGATAGTGCAAACGTAGGCACTTCTCTTACTGGTTTCCCTACCAATACGGACGCAACAGGTTCAGATCTTATTCCTGTATATGATGTGTCTGCTAGTAGATGGGAAAAGCAAACAATTACCAATGCGGCATTGCAAGGTCCAACTGGCCCTACAGGTCCAACGGGTCCAGCAGGATCTAATGGTTCTAATGGCTCTACGGGGCCAACTGGCCCTACGGGTCCAGCGGGTGCTGACGGTGATGATGGTGCTACTGGCCCTACGGGCCCAACTGGTCCTACAGGTCCAACTGGGCCAACAGGACCACAAGGCAACTCTGTCACCGGCCCAACGGGAAGCACAGGCCCAACGGGGCCGCAGGGAAGCACGGGAAGCACGGGGCCAACGGGGCCAACTGGCGCATCTGGTGAAACTACCTTATTAGGAACCTTAACTGTTACTTCCGGTTCTAGTATTACACTTAGTAGCTTAAACCTGAGTAGTTACAAATTTCTTAAAATATATGCTATAGGATTAGGCTTACAAAATAACAATGCATATGTTTATTTGCAGCAAAATAGTACCCGTGGACAATTTATGATAAGCCAATATGGGTCTCAATTTCTCAATAACACAAGTACAGAAATTGATTTATCTACTGGCTACGGATTTACTGGAATAGCATCAACTCTTCAAACCAATTTGACGCGTTACTCATATAACGTGACACAGGGTGGCCCTGCAGACTACGGGATTACCACATCTACAACATCGATAACTTTTTATGCTAGTTACTTTGGTTCAACGGGTACTTTTTTGGCTAAAGGCAGTATTAAATTTTATGGGGTTAAGTAAATGACAGAATATGTTGAAGCAATAACAAATGCTGTTACTGGCGAAGTAACTGTGCGAGCTTACACAGAAGAGGAAATAGCAGCGTTGGAGGCTAACCTCCCCAGTGCAATAAGATCTGATCGTGACTTGAGGCTACAAATGGATGTTGATCCTATTGTTAGTAATGTCTTGAGATGGAATGATTTTACAGATGTACAACGTGCAGCGTGGACGCAGTACAGAACAGATTTATTAAATGTTCCCCAGCAAGCTGGGTTTCCAAATGATGTAACTTGGCCGACTAAACCATGACGCGTCAAAACTGGCAGATGTTTTCTGGAGCAATCCCTGAACATACGGTTGACCAAATAGTTAAGTTGGCTGGAGATACAACGGAAGCATCAACCTTTAATGAAGGTGGGTCGGATGTTCGTAAAAGCCGAGTTGCATGGCTTACGAACAACAAGTCTGTTTTGGATCTTTTGTATGACTTTGTAGACATAGCAAATAGAAATGCTTTTAACGCTCATATTCATAAAAAAGCTGACATCCAGTTTACAGAATACTTAGGCTCAGAGGGCGGTCATTACTCTTGGCACCACGATATTGATTGGAACCGCAATGATGGTTTAGATCGTAAGCTATCTGTAACTGTACAACTCTCTCATGTAGATGAATATGAAGGCGGTGACTTTTCTTTTAGCGAGTGCACATCACCTGACCCAGTAATAAGTAAGCAAAAAGGCACAGTATTAGTGTTTCCTTCGTACTTACAACATGCAGTACAACCCGTAACGAGTGGGACACGAAGAAGTTTAGTAGCTTGGTTTGAAGGCCCAAAATGGGTTTAACTAAATAGGATACGTAGATGACCAGTAAAGCAAGAGAGTTAGCAGATCTTTTAGATTCTAGCGGTAACATTAAAACAAAATCAGGTAGGACTACACAAGGTCGTAACTTGAGTAATGATGGTACTAAGTTAGACGGTATTGAAGCTAATGCTACTGCAGATCAAACGCACTCAGAGATTCGTGCGTTAATTGTTGCTGGTAGTGATACTAACGTATTTACTGACGCTGATCATACTAAGCTAGATGGTATTGAAAGTGGGGCAACTGCTGACCAAACAGATGCTGAGATAAGGGCAGCAGTAGAAGCAGCTACAGATAGTAATGTCTTTACTGATGCTGACCATACAAAGCTTAACGCTATTGAGGCGGGTGCTACTGCTGACCAAACAAATGCTGAGATTAGAGCGGCTGTAGAGGCTGCTACAGATTCTAACGTATTTACTGACGCAGATCACTCTAAGCTAAATGCTATAGAAGCAGGTGCTACTGCTGACCAGACTAAAGCTGACATTGATGCACTAAACATTGATGCAGATACTTTAGATGGTAAGCAACTAGCTACTATTGAATCTGAGTATCAGTCATATGCAAATACGGCTGCAGCTAACGTAGTTGACTCAGCACCTGCTGCACTTAACACACTTAACGAATTAGCTGCAGCATTAGGTGACGATGCTAACTTTGCTACAACTACAGCAACTAGCTTAGGAGAAAAACTACCTAAGTCTGGTGGTCAAATGACTGGTAACATTACTATGTCAGGATCACAAACTGTAGACGGTAGAGACTTATCTGTAGATGGTGCAAAGCTGGATGGCATAGAAAGCGGTGCTACTGCTGACCAAAGCGCTGCAGAAATAAGAGCATTAGTGGAAAGTGCATCTGATAGTAATGTATTTACTAATGCAGATCATAGTAAACTAAATGGAATTGAAGCGTCTGCTAATGTTACAGATAGTGCTAATGTAGGTTCATCTCTTACAGGTTTTCCTACTAATACAGATGCAGTATCTAGTGATTTAATTCCAGTGTATGACGTTAGTGCAAGCAGATGGGAAAAGCAGACTATAGCTAATGCAGCTTTGGTTGGACCTACAGGCCCGACTGGTCCTACGGGTGCTACTGGACCTACAGGCCCACAAGGTTCTACGGGTCCAACAGGCCCAACAGGTTCAGATGGTGATGATGGAGCTACTGGACCTACGGGTCCAACGGGTCCAACGGGGCCAGCGGGTAATAACGGTGGTACTGGACCAACTGGCCCGACAGGACCACAAGGAAACTCTGTCACTGGACCTACGGGGCCACAAGGTCCAACAGGTAATACTGGCTCAACAGGCCCAACTGGACCGACTGGACCAACTGGACCTTCTGGTAATCCCTTTGGTGGCGGTACGTTTACAGGTAACGTAAGTCTTGGAAATAACTACATCACAGATGTCCAAGGAATTACGGTTGATGATTATGTGCGTTCAACTGGCGATACTGATACCTACATGCAGTTTCACTCAGGCAATCAATGGCGGGTAGTAGCTGGGGGTAATGAGAGCCTAGAGGTTCGCAGCGGTGTTGTTAATGTTGACAGCCTTGAAATTCAGGGAACCGATGTCATTAGCTCTAGTCGGCAATTGCAGAATATTGCCAGTGTAGACGCTACTACAAAAAGTGTAATTATTACTGCTAATGCCCCAGAGGTTACGGTGTATTCTGGCACAACCACCAGCGCGTCTAACACAATTAACCCTAATTCCACTATAAATGGTACAGTTTTATATGAAACAGGCACAATAGCGGCGGGTACATACACTCTTGATAATCTCGGTGATAATTCCCCGTATTGGAGTAAAGGTAGCAACACTTATGCTACTTTTGCTGGTCAGACGAGTTTCTATGCCGGTGGAAATTATATGGGTCAGGGTGTTGGTTATTATGTCTATTATGGTGGCAACTATTATACGATTTGGGGTACACATACTTTAAATGGGTCTGGCGCTGATTTGATGAACAGTCTTATTACATACGGATTAAATTCTGATGCAAACGGGCCAAACCAAGAATTCACAGTATCATCAAGTTTTACCATTCGTATTATGCTGGGCGCTTATGGAATGCCCTCAACTTTTAATATGTCATCAGCAGTAACAAATTTTGGCGGTGCTGGCACATACAGACTAAATTCGGGCGTGAGTTTTGGGTTTAGATTAACAAAAAAAGCAGCCTCAACTGAAACTACGGGCAGCGGAACCCAGTACCCATAAAACGGAAAGGTAAGATATGACAGGTATAGATACGTCTCCCGCCGCTTTCTTTAGGGCGCAGCGAAATGAAAAATTAAAAGAGACAGATGTTTGGGGTCTTGCCGATTATCCTGCAACGGCTGAACAGTTAGCCTATAGACAGGCGCTGCGTGACCTTCCAAGTCATTCCGATTGGCCCGCTGTTGCCGATAGCGACTGGCCGACTAAGCCAGAGTAAATTTAAGGTAATTATAAAACATGTTTGGTTTTACACCACTAGCAACTACTACTCTAGCATCATCTGTATCAGGTGTTTCTGCAGAAGTACCTGTTACAGGTATAGTTGCAACGGGTGCAGTCTCTACTGTTGTAGAACATGTTACTGAGCGCCTTGCTAGTGTATCTGCTACAGGTGCGGTAGGCACACCTTCTATAAACCCTGACGAAGTTACAAACTCTGTAAGTGCTACAACAGCCGTAGGCACAGTAACTGTAAATATTTCTGAATTACTTGCTAGTGTAGCAGCCACAGGTACAGTAGTAACTGTAGGGTTTGATGCTAAAGGTAATCATACACTAGCATCAGTAAGTGCTACAGGGTCTATTGAACCTGTTTCTGTCGGTGGTTTTGAAGTTGACGTATCTGAAAACTTACTATCTGTTTCAGCTACAGGTGCAGTAGGTAGCTTAACACTTAATGTATCTGAGTTATTAAATAGCGTAACTGCTACAGGTACAATAACAAACGTAATACCATCTAGCGATGCTAATCAAACACTTGTAGGTGTATCAGCATCTGGCGCAGTTGAAGCTGTTAGTTTTGATGGCTTTGAGATTGATGTATCTGAAAAAGTATTATCTGTTTCGGCTACAGGTGCAGTAGCAAATGTAAAAGCAAATATAACAGAGATACTTAATAGTGTAGCTGCTAATACAAATGTAGGAAGCGTAGTTGCTACAGGCGTTACCTCCCAGTTTGATATAAACGCATTTGATAAAGATAGAGTTATTTATGCGGTAGCAGTACCAAGAGAAAACGTAGTACATATTAGACCAGATAATAGAACCATTGTGATTAATGAAATAAGTAGGATTAATCAAACAATTAGAGTTGCAGCCTAAAGGATAACAAATGTCATATAAGTGGCCTGATAAAGATAAAGATGAATTGCTTGACTACAGCATTGATTGGTCACGCTTTTTAGGTACAGATACTATTTCTGCTGTTACTTGGTTTATAGATGCTGCAGATGGTACTAAAACACAAGTTAGTGATACTGATATTGTTGATGGATTACAGTTTGTACAGGGTACATATACTAATACTGTTGCTACAATTAGATTAAGTTTAGGCACTAATAATAAACGTTATAAGATTACGTGTAAAATAACTACAGTAGGCGCACTACAGTATGAGCGTTCTGTGTTGTTGCGCGTGAGGGAGAAGTAATATGGCATACGATTATCTTGGGTTAGTTAATGATGTAAATCGTAGGCTTAATGAAGTAGAATTAACCTCTGCTAACTTTGCTACTACTACAGGTTTTTATAGTTTTGCTAAAGATGCAGTAAACTCTTCTATTCGGCACATCCAGCAAGAAGAGTATGAGTGGCCTTGGAATCACGTAGAGCAGGAAGAGGTGCTACTTGCTGGTGAGGTTCGCTACAGTTTTCCTTATGATGCTAAGACTATCAATATGAATAGCTTTCGTATCAAAAGAAATGCAGATTTAAGCGTAGATACCGTTAAACTTAAAGTACTTAGCTATGAAGAATACCTTGACAAGTATGCTGATTATGAGTATAACTCTAACACTAGCGTAAGATCTGTACCCTCTTTTATTATAAGAGCGCCTAGCAGGGAGTTACTGGTAGTACCAGCCCCAGACAAGGCATACGAATTAGTTTATGAATATTATACAACTGGTTTTGATTTAGAGCTACACTCAGATGTTCCTAATCTCCCCGAAATGTACAAATATGTAATAGTTGATGGTGCTATGTACTATGTCTATCAGTTTAGAGGTGACATGCAAGCAGCACAATTAGCCATGCAGAAGTTTGAGCAGGGAATTAAACAATTACGTAGCATACACATAAATCGTACTGAATATGTACGTGATCGAAGAGTATCCTTCTAATGGCAACACAATGGCAGACATTCCCTATAGAGTTTAGAGGTGGTCTTATCTCTAATCTCAGCCCGTTGCAGCATGGTACAAATGCTGTCGGGTCTGCCACTATATTACAAAACTTTGAAGCCAATAAAGAGGGCGGCTACTCTAAGATAAGAGGTTATGCCAAATATAGTACAACAACTGTACCTGGATCTGGCCCTGTATTAGCACTTAAAGTTATTAGCTCTGGTAGGGTTATAGCTGCACGTAAGAATGGTAGCAATCAAACACAGTATTACTACAGTACAGGGTCTTCTTGGACCAGTATGGCTACTAGCGTTGGTACTAATGGCGGTAAAGCTAGGCACATTTTATATAACTTAGAGGGTGATGATAAAGTTATATTTGTTGATGGTACTAACTACCCTGCTATATATAACACATCTGGAAATGCTACTACCTTTATGACATCCTCTAATAGCACAGATGTGTTGGGTGCAGAACACGTAGCTGTATTTAAAAATACCGCTTTCTATGCTAAAGGTAATAATATATACTTTACTGCGCCTTTTACTGTGGATGATTTTAGTGTTGCTAATGGTGCAGGTTCTATAAATGTAGCGAATGATGTTACAGGTCTAGCAGTATTTCGTGATCAACTGATTATATTTACTACTGACTCTATTAAACGTTTGACAGGTAGCAGCTCTGCTGACTTTACTGTGTCACCTATTACTGACCGTATTGGTTGCATTAATGGGGATACTATTCAAGAGGTTGGTGGTGACATTATGTACCTCGCCCCTGATGGTATCAGACTATTAAGTGCTACTGATCGTATTGGTGACTTTGCTTTGGATGTAGCTTCTAATCAAATAGCCAAAGATGCTAATATCTTTCTCAGTCAAACATCTAGCTTTTGTTCTGTGTTATTTAAAGAAAAAGCTCAATATAGAATATTTGCATATGTACAATCTGAGCAAGATAATGCAGCTAAAGGTCTTATAGCTACAAAGTTTATATCTCAAGGTGCTGCAGGTATGGCTTGGTCAACCACCAAGGGTATTAAAGCATTTGTAGCAGATAGCAGATACACAGGAACGTCAGAGACAGTAGCTTTTGCTAATGAGGATGGTTACGTTTATACTATGGATACAGGTTCAGACTTCGATGGCGCTGCTATAGAAGCTATCTACGAATCTCCTTTCATGCCTATAAGTGACCCACAGGTACGTAAGACTTTCTACAAGATGACTCTGTATGCTGAACCTACAGGTAGTATGAGTCTAGACTTAAACCTAAAGTACGACTTTGCTTCTGCTTCTAATACCAAAGTAGTGCAGCCAGCTACACAGCAGATTTCTGGTACAGGTGCATCTGTGTTTTTATTTGGTGCATCTAATGCTGTATTTGATACAGCTACATTTGGTGGTGAGCTTGATAAAATATATGACACTAATGTTATTGGTTCAGGTAAAACAATTGCATTAAGATTAGAAGATCTTTCAACTAATCCCACCTTTACACTCGACACGGCTTTGCTAGAATATAGCCAAGAAGATAGACAATAAGGAAACGACATGGCAGGTTATACAAGACAGGATACTGCAAACAACATTGCCAATGGTAACGTTATTGATGCAGATGACTTTGACGCAGAGTACAATGCAGTAGAAAATGCTTTTAATGCCACTACAGGCCATAAGCATGATGGTACTGCTGGTGAAGGCGCACCTATAACTAAGGTTGGCCCAAGCCAAGACCTTATTGTGTCGGGTACTAATGTCTTACCTAAAACAACAAACACCTTAGATTTAGGTTCAACGGGTGCAAAGTTTAAAAACAGCTTCTTCGATGGCACTGTAACAACAGATGATCTTGCAGTAACAGGTGGTTCTGTTCTTACTGGTAACGCTACCGTAGGGGGAACACTAGGTGTAACAGGGGCAGCAACGCTGTCTAGTACAGCAGCCATTACAGGAAACACTACAGTAGGTGGTACATTAGGGGTTACGGGAGCATCTACGTTAGCTAGTGCTGCAGTTACAAATAATGCTACAGTAGGCGGTACTCTTGGTGTTACTGGTAATAGTACCATTGGTGGTACTCTTGGCGTAACGGGCCAGATTACAGGTAATGTAACTGGTAATGTAACTGGTAACACAGCAGGGACACATACAGGTGCTGTAACAGGTAATGCATCTACTGCAACTGCATTACAAACTGCAAGAAGCATTACTATTGATGGCGATGTAGATGCTAGTGCTACAAATTTTGATGGTACAGGCAACATTACCCTTACAACAACTTTGGATACAGTAAACTCTAATGTAGGCTCGTTTGGTAGCTCTACAGCTATTCCTGTTGTTACTGTAAATGGTAAGGGTTTAGTTACGGGTGTAAGCACTGCTAATATCACTACCGCATTAACTGTGGGCGCTGATAGTGGTTCTAACGATAGTGTAGCTCTAGCTACAGACACTTTAAACTTTGCTGGTACTGCTAATGAAATTGAGACTGCAGTAAGCAACAACCAGATTCAAATTGGTTTACCTAGCGCAGTTACAGTAGGTAGCCTTAATACATCAGGTAATGTTATTGTTGGAGGAAACTTAACTGTATCAGGCACCACTACTACAGTAAACACTGAGACTATTAACTTAGCTGATAACCAGATCTTATTAAATTCTAATGAAACGGGTACTCCTTCACAGAATGGCGGTATTGAGATTGAACGTGGTACATCTGCTAACAAAACCCTTGTATGGAATGAAACAAGTGATAAGTGGACTGTAGGAAGTGAGACGTTTGTAGCGGGTACGTTTGAAGGCAACCTTACAGGCAATGTAACAGGTAATACAGCAGGTACACATACAGGTGCTGTAACAGGTAACGCTTCTACTGCTACAGCTTTAGCTACATCACGTACTATTAGTCTTACAGGTGATGTATCAGGTAGCGCTTCTTTTAACGGTACAGCTAATGCTACTATTACTGCAACTGTATCGGATGACAGCCATAACCATGTTATATCAAATGTCGATGGCTTACAGACTGCATTGGATGGTAAAGCAGCCCTTGCAGGTAGCTCTTCACAATCATTCCAAGCATCCACTATTGATTTAGGTGATTGGACAATTACTCAATCTGGCTCTGATTTAAAGTTTGCTTATCAAGGCACAGATAGGCTTAAACTAACGAGTGCAGGTGCGCTTACAGTAGAAAACGATGTAACAGCATTTGGTAGCGCATAAAGAGGATATTAAATCATGTCAGTACCAAGTGGAACAGCAAGTCTAAGCGATATACAGACTGAGTTTGGTGGCTCAAACCCTATATCTATGTCAGAGTACTATGACCTACAATCAAACCCTTCTGGTATACCTTCAAGTGGTGCCCTATCTATCGATAATTTTCGTGGTAAAGAAAATGTTTTTGTTCTTACCGCAGATTATTTTACTAGCTCAATAACTCTTACTGCTAATGATATAAATGGAAGCGGTGCTGCTTGGGTTGGAGTATCTGGAGGTGGCGGCGGCGGTGCTGGTGTACTATTTGGCAACACAGGGTCGGGATCTGGTGCTTCTGGCGGTTCTGGTGGTGTTCATGGCTTATTTGTCAGTGATGTAACAGATTTAATAGGTGCTTCCTTTGTCGCGGGGTATGGCGGCGGTGGTTCAAATACGGGAGGTACTCCGGGATCAAGCGGCATATCACGTAGGGGTAGTACTGGTGGAACCAGCACTTTCAGTTATGGTAACGTAACCGCCGCTGCGGGCAGTGGTGGCCTTGGCGGTCCTAGTGGTTCTGGTGTTAAAGATCCGGGCAATACAGGAGCAGATACGGGTATAAATATTACGTCTTCTATTGCTAGTTACTACTCTGGGGAATATACCTCCGGCCCTACAGGGGCTTTACGGGGTACTGCTGGAGCGGCTGGACCAGCAGTTTATACGGGGGGCGGAAACACTCCGGGCAATTCTTATGGCGGTGCTGGCGGTAGCGGTAATCTGACTATAATATACGAAGCCGTGCCACAAGTAACATGACCCAGCTTACACCAGAACAACTAGAAGCTATGATGGATAGGGCCGCTAAGAAGGGTGCTAGGCAAGCCTTGTGTGACTTAGGATTAGCTGACTTAGATGCAGCTACTGATATTAAAGAATTACGTAGTCTATTAGACTCATGGCGTGATACAAAGAAAAGTATATGGAAAACACTCGTACAATTAGGTACAGTTGCAGTACTGACATTCATAGCTACTGCTGTGTGGATGCAAGTAGGCAAGTAAGGATAAGATAGATGGCTAAACGTTTTGCAGGATTTACACCAGAGCAGCTAGGTAAAATTGATCCTAGCCTTAAAGGTATGCAGTCTGATGAGCAAGAAAAGATTATTGCAGCTAACCCTGCCTTAGCAGCCCGTGTAGGTAAAATGACACAGATGGCACAAAAGCGTATAGGCATGGCAGAGGGTGGATTTGTTGATCTGGAATCGCGTTTAAGTGCCCAACGTAGGGGTTTCTCAGGTGCTGGGCAGGTGCCACCACAGCAATACTTGGTACAAGACCCTTTTCAAAGACCAGACGGTATAACCCCTAGACCGGGATCTGGATATCTAGCAGACGCGCTTCGTCCTGCAATAGGTATAGGTCAATTACCTACACAACTACCTACAGACGCACCTATTTCAGCAGGTGTACCACCTCACTCACACGGTGGCGGCGGTGCGGTTCTACCAAGCGGCGATTTATCTGGTGGTAATAACCCTGCACCTAATCAGCAACCACAGGATTTAAAGTCTGTTTTTGAAAAGCAAAAAGAGCTAGACATGGGTTTTGCTCAGATTGATATGGAAGCACAGACTAAGAAGGATGCGCTTCAAGAAGCCCTTACAATGAGATATGGTTTTGCAGAAGGTGGCGATACATCTGGTGCAGATGACGATAAAGAGAATAAGCCTGACCCAATGTCTGAGGCAGGTAAGGCTGCTGCTGGGCTAACTAAAACTGCACTAGAAAGCCCTGAGACTTTAGTAAAAGATACAGAAGTTAAAGAGACTACAGAAGAACAAAAGAAAGCTGGTGAAATTGCAGAAGGCACAGGTGAGGCTGCTACTGTAGATGAAGCTGCTGCTACTGTTGCTACACCTGCTGCTGCAGTTACAGCACCTGTAAAAACACCTGCTGCTACTGTTCTTCCTGAGACTGTTTCTGCAGAAGTAAGTGATACACTCAAGAAGCTAGAGGCTGCTACAGGTAAGCCAAGCTCTGATGCATTAGCAGAAGCTGCTACAATGTCACCAGAGAAGCTAAAAAGTTTAGGTCTTACTGTTGAACAGATCGAACAAGCTCGTCGTGTAGAAGGTGCACCTACTCGTAAGGTAGAAGCGGGTGAGATGATTGAAGGCTCCACAGTAGATATGGAGCGTGTAAAGAAAGAAGTAAACTTTGAGGCAGCTACAGGTGCACCATCAACTGATGCTACTGTACAAGGGCAGCTAACTGGTTTGATGGAAGACTTTGAGGGTGCTGCTCCCCCTGCATGGGCTGCAGGTGCTATGAGGGCAGCGGCTGCACGTATGGCAAGTCGTGGACTGTCATCTTCATCTATGGCTGGTCAGGCTATCGTACAGGCTGCAATGGAGAGTGCTATTCCTATCGCCTCTCAAGATGCTAAGACTGTTGCAAGCTTTGAGATGCAGAACCTGTCAAACAGGCAGCAGACTGCTATGTTCGCTGCACAGCAACGCGCTCAGTTTCTAGGCTTAGAGTTTAACCAAGAGTTTCAAGCTCGTGTAACTAACGCAGCTAAGATCTCTGACATTGCCAATATGAATTTTAGTGCAGAGCAACAGATTGCGCTAGAGAATGCTCGTATGGCACAGACTGTTGATATAACAAACCTCAACGCTAAGA